TGGGGTGTGGAAACGACTGACCGCGAAGCAACTGATCGCGTACTCTCGTGGGCAGATGCTTTGATCGCAGCTGAAGATAGGGAGATTGTTGATATGAAAGAGAAAGAAACTCGATCCGTACCGATGGGTGAGTTCCGACTTGCCGACGCCGACGCGGATGGTCAGCGAACCTTTACCGGCTACGCATCTATCTGGAACAGCGCATCTGCTGGTCTGCCATTCGAGGAGAAGATCGCGCCTAACGCATTCAAGCGTTCACTGGCTCGCGCATCCGCAGGGCAGAAGATCATCGCCTTCCTGTTTGGTCACGACGAGACGCGCGCCCTTGCCACGACGGCAAGCGGTCGACTTCAGTTGACCGAGGACGAGACTGGCCTCCGCGTTGAGGCGAAACTAGATCCAGCCGATCCAGACGCAGCCAAGGTCATCTCGATGCTGACGCACGAGAGCGCCGCTGCTGGTATGTCGTTCGGCTTCCAGAAGGTTCAGGATGCCTGGGATGGCAACAACCGCACGATCAAGGAAGCCAACCTGTTCGAGGTCAGCATCCTTGCCGCCGGTGGTCAGACCCCTGCCTACCCTGCGACCCTTGGACTCACGGCAATCCGCCAGGTCACCGCGCCAAAGATCGGCGTAGACGCTGACGCACTGGTTGCCACACTCGACAGCATCAAGGCTGGACGCGAACTGTCCACCGAGGAAGTTGCTGTTATTGACGCTGTCCGTTCCAAGCTCGCGCCAAAGCCAGTGGGGATTGATCCGTCAATCGCTTCTGCTTTGCTGACGATCTCGGCGGCAGAAGGTGACGCACTCTAGGTCACGAGCCACTGCCCCACCGCCCTTAGTCGGCGAGTCCGCAGATCAGGTATCCCACCGAGGAGAGCATAAATAGTTATTCCGCCTATGCGCGGAGAAAGGATGCAGACAATGTCTGACATCGCAAAGCTTGCTGATAAGCGAGCGCATCTTTTGGTTGAGGCTCGCGGCATTGCCGTAGAGGCAGCCGACAAGGGAATCGCCCTTGAGGGTGAAGACAAGGCACGCTTCGAGAAGCTCGTCGCTGAGGCTGGCGTAATCGCCGAGGCTCTCCGCGCAGAGAAGGCTTCTGACGAGGCTCGTAAGTCGGCTGACGAGGCTCGCGCTGAGTTCGCCGCTGTTGTTGCTCCAACGGCTCCAAAGGCCGCTTCGGACAACGACCGCCTTCGTGCAATCGGTATGGCCGCTGGTGTTGATACTTTCGAGTATCGTGACATCACGACCTCAACCGGTCTCGGAAACCCAGTCTCGGTCTTCAATCGCGTCAATGTGATTGCTGGCCAGATCAACCCATACATCAACCCAGCAGTTGTGGATGTGATTCAGGTTGCCACCGGCAACAACATCAAGTTCCCAACTGTGACCGCGCTCGGCACGACGGCTGGTTCAGTCGCCGAAGCTGGCACGATCACGGAAGATGACTTCACTGGTTCGGCTCTGAGCCTGACCCCTGTGAAGTACGCAGTACTTGTTCAGATCTCGGACGAGCTTGTTCAGGACGCAGCGTTTGACATTGCGTCGATGATCAGCGAAGCCGCTGGACAGGAGATGGCGATTGCCCACGGCGCAGCCGCGAGCACCGCTGTTGTCACCGCTGCTGGTACCGGTGGAACGGCCACAGGCACCGTCGTATACACATACGCCGAGCTTGTTGCCCTTCAGTACTCGGTCAAGCAGCAGTACCGAAACGCCGCTAAGAGCGGTTGGTTGATGAGCGACACGGCTCTCGGCCAGATCCTTGGCACGACTTCATCGTCGCTGCCTTTGTTCCAGCCAGGCGGACAGGGTGGCGTTGATCGTCTCCTTGGCAAGCCTGTCTACACGGCTCCTGGCATTGCGGTCCCTGCGACCGGTGCTAAGGCTGTGCTGTTCGGTGACCTTGGTCAGATCAAGACCGCCATCGTTGGCGGCGTGACCGTTGAGGCTTCACGCGAGTACGCGTGGAACCTTGGCCTTGTTTCGTACAAGGTTCAGGTCCGTGGCGCGACCGGACTTGCACAGCCTTCGGCTGTCAAGTTCCTGAAGAACGCCTAATCAACTAGCTCGGCTAGTTAGTGGGGAAGGGGAGCCGCTTCGGCGGCTCCCCTGAACCGCAAGTAAGGAGAACCTAATGCTCGTTCGACTTTGCAAGCGACGCGGTGAATATCCGTCAGGGGCTTTCGTTGATCTGCCAAAGGCAGAAGCGGAGAGCCTCATTGGCTTTGGCTTGGCTGAGGCTGTTGTAGATGTCGACGCAGAGGCACCAACGCGGCTCGTAGAGCGTGCCGCAGTCAAGACCAGCACCAAGACAGCCACCCTGCCTACAGCGACCGCCAGCGTGGCGGAAATCGTGGAGCCTGAGGCGTGAGCCTAGGTGCTGCGGTCGTCACGATCACGACCAGCCCAACGCTGATTGCGACTGGCTTGAATGGCGCATCCTGGGTCTATCTACACGCACCGACCGGTGGCAACACCATCTTTGTTGGACCAAGCAATGTGACCGTGGCGACAGGATTGGAACTGCCAAAGGGCGAACTTCACGAGTTCTGGCTTGCCGAGACTGACAAGCTCTACGGTATCGTCGCTTCGTCAACCCAAGCACTAATGACTATGCAGTCAGGAGGCCGCTAAATGTCTTACGCAACACTGGCGCAGTTCAAGGCTGCGGTTGGCATTACCGACTCGACCGATGACACGGCGCTCCAGAATGTGCTGGACGCTACCGACACGCTGATCGATCTTTACTGCGACCGTAAGACTGGCTTCGGCACCGCGACCGAGACGCGCTACTACACGGCTGAAGCCTATGACTATGTGCTGACCGATGATCTCGTGAGCGTCACGACGCTGACCACCGACGATCTGGAGGACGGCACCTACTCAACGACCTGGACTGCCAACACTGACTTCCAGCTCACGCCTAAGAACTACGCGCTCGACGGCCTGCCGTTCACCGGCATCAGCCGCAGCAACGCCTTCACCAAAAACTTCCCTAAGGACATCTTCCTTGGCGTGAAGGTGGTCGGCGTGTTCGGCTTCCCTGCCCTCCCAGCCGCCGTCACACAGGCGGCGATCATCCAGGCTGGCGCTGTGTGGAATAGCCGCACCGCTCCATTCGGCGTGATCGGATCGGCTGACCTTGGCGGCATCCTGCGAATGAGCCGCGCCCTGCACCCAGAGGCCGCGCTGATCCTTGAGCCGTACCGCAAGCGCGGTGGCTTGGCGGTATGACCGACCTCACGATCCTAGACGCCATCGCTACGCGGCTGGAGGCGGTCACTCCGCCTACTGGCTACACGCTCCGCAACGCTTGGGCAACGCCGCCAGAGTCTCTGCCAGTCGTACCGGCAATCGTCCTGTTCCCTGGCGATGACTCGATTAGCATCGGCAATGGCAACCGCACCACGGTGCTCACGGTAGCCGTCCGCTTGTACCTACTTCCAATCCCACGGATGGAGGACAAGTACCGCGATCTCTATACTTGGCGAGCGTGGCTTCGCACAGCGTTCGACGGAGCTGTGACGATTAGTGGAAACGCAGCGCAGGTGGCAGTCACCAGCACTACACTCGGCACAGATACTTATGCTGATCAGGACTACCTGACAGTTGAAGCAACTGCGGAAGTCACGGTCTTTGACACCGTGGCGTTCACCGCGTAGAGCAAGGAGATACGAGATGCCAACCTTCGGCGCAAAGGCTCTGACGCGAATCGCTACTGCGTCGCAGGCCGCATTCGGAACCGCAGCTTCAATCGGCACCGCCACTGGCGAGATCCTGTTCAACGAGACAGTCGGCTCACTCGATCTCGGCGTGACCGTTGATCTTGGCGAGACCGTATCCGTTGGCAAGCGCACCGCCATTCAGGCGAGCCAGCCAACCATCACCGGCAAGGCTCCAGTCATCACCATCGCCGAGGGTCCTGCTTCAATGCGAACCCTTCCGCTGATCTTTGATGCGATTGGCGCGAGCACCACAGGCTCTGGTCCTTACACCTGGACTTGGTCGCCAACACAGGGCGATGTCGACACGCTGATCTTCTACTCCTTCCTTGTTGAGGATGGCGTGCAGAAGTATCTCGTCCGCGATGCTGCTCCAACTGAGATCACGCTGTCTGCTGACGCAACAGGGCTGCTCCAGGCTGGTGCAACCTTCGCCGCTACGACGGCTGCGACTTCAGCGCTTGCCTTCCCTACGGCGATCCCTGCCAATCCATTCTTGGCTGGGCGCTTGATGAAGCTCAGCACCGACACCAACTTCCCAGACAAGGCTGGCACAGGCGCGACCAACTACGCTTCGATCTACAACTTCAACCTGTCGATCACGACAGGCGTGGGGATGGTCACGGCGCTTGATGGCAGCCTGACGGCCGCTACCGCTGCGCTGACCGGTGTGCTTGATGCAACGCTGACCTTCACGGTTGCGAGCAACTCAGCAGCTGGAACGACCTTCCCAATCACCGACATTGCCACGCAGAAGTATCTGCGCCTGTTCGGCACCACCACCGATAACTACGGCGTGTGGATTCTTGGCTCGTGGGAGATCGAGAACATCGTTCCACTCTCAGCCGATAACGAAGGCGTTGTGGTGAATGAGATCACCTGCCGCCTGGCATACGATGTGACCTCAGGCAAGTCGCTTGAAGTCGTAATCGATTCGCCGCTGGCAACAGCGCCGTAAAGAGCAGCGCCTAGTGCGCTAGTAGGAGGGTCAATATGGACACGGTCAAGATTGCGCTAGAGGGTGAGTTCGCAGGCTGGACGGCCGAGCTGCGGAAGCAGGTCACGGCACGCATCCTGCTCGACTTGGAGTCAGGTGATTCAAGCCGCTCACTCAACGCATTCTCCAAGTTGGTGGTCACGCATAACTTCAAGGGGCTTGATGGCAAGCCTGTTGACGATGTGCTGGACGCACCGGTGGATGCGCTGACGCAGACGCTTGAAGCGTGGGGCAAGGCGAACCAGCCGGACCCCAAGTAAGGCTCGCCGCCAAGCGGATGGCGATTGGACAATCTATCGCCCCTCCGCCAGAGATCATCTTTCACATCTTGGGCGAGAAGTTTGGGATGTGGCCAGATGAGGTAGCGAGCCTGCCGCTCGACCAAGTGCTACTCGCCTGGATGATCCACGCGGAGATGCAGCCGAAAGGGAAGTAATGCCAGCCGCTATTGTTGTAGAAGGTCAGTTTGATCGCAACTACGACCAGCTGCGACTCGGCTTCCTGAAGGGTTCCAACCCAAGCGCGTTCAAGCGTCTCGCATCGTTCGCCACACTCAATGCTGCGCGCACACTTCAGAAGCCAATGCGCGACAAGGCACCAAAGGGTCAGACCGGCAAACTTCGCAAGAAGGTGATTGCGCGCAAGGCGCGGTTCAACAACCCTGCTGCGGTGGTCGGTATCAAGGGTGGCCGCAATGGCGTGTTCTACGGCTGGCTGGTAGTCGGTGGCGTCGGTCAACGGCGCACAACTCCTAATGGCACCTTTGCCGTGAAGGGTGTGCAGAAGCGACCATTCGTAGATGAAGTGGTAAAGCAGCGCTCGAACATCGACCGAGCAGTAGAGTCATACAGTAAGACGGTGGCCGCGTTCTTCAACGACCAGCCATTCCGCAACACCATCCTGAAGTTCAAGAGAGGTAATCAACGCTGATGGCTGGAACCCAGACCGCTAACTTTGTCGTCAAGGCGAAGGATCAAGCAACAGGTCCACTCGGCAAGGTCGGTACTTCGATGGGCAAGTTGCGCCGCACAGGCATCACTGCCTTCAAGGGTATTGCAGCTGGTGCTGCTGTTGCCGGTGCCGCACTCGCAGGCTTTGCGTTGGCAGCAGTCAAGTCGGCGGCAGACGATGAGCGCCAGACCATCCTGCTCAACGCAGCGCTGAAGCAGCGCGGACTCTTCACTGAGGATCTCAACGCCAAGATCCAGCAGCAGATCCTTTCAATGGGCGCGCTCGGCATCGCTGACGATCAGGTTCGCGCAGGGCTAGAGGTCGGTTCACGATTCTTCACAGACCAGGCGACGCTGCTCCAGGCGAACGCAGTCGCCGCTGACATTGCCGCCGTCACCGGTGCCGATCTTGCTGATGTGATGACCACGCTCGGCAAGGGCGCACAAGGAACGACAAAGGGGCTGAAGGCACTCGGTATTACAGTTGCGAAGGGTGCGACGATTCAAGACATCCTCACGGCTGCCACAGCGAAGTACGGCGGCACAGCCGCTGAGATCGCCAACTCCACAAGCGGCAAGTTTGCACGCGCACAAGTTGGCTTCAATGAGGCAATGGAGGATCTCGGCTATAAGCTGCTGCCGCAGGTCAATAAGTTTATGGACTTCTTGACTCGTCAGGCGCTGCCGGTCTTTGAGGATATGATGGCTGCTGTCGGACCTGTAATCACCGACTTGATTGATACGGCAGTTGCGCCGCTCTTGTCATCGCTTGGAGAACTCTTTGAGGTGTTTGGTGGCGCAGAAGGCTCGGTCAGCCTACTCATTGTCGCGCTGACGCCACTCAAGATCTTGCTCCAGGCAATCAAGGTCACCATTGATGCCATCGTCGCAGGATTGAAGATTCTCTTTGCAGCTCAGGGAACATTGGCGACGGCTGGAACGACCTCCGCTGGATACTCGCCGTACCTTGCCAACGCAGTCGCCTCTGGAACCTTTGTTCCACCGATGGGAGGCGGAGCCACCACCAACAACATCTTCATCGGCACAGGCAAGGTTGACACCGTCGTCACCGACTCGATCAACCGAACAGGCACCTTCAAGCGCGGCCGCTAAATGGCGAACCCATTCAGCCTGATCGTTGCAGGGGTTGACAGCGGCGCGAACCTACTTGACCTGCCAGCTCCGAGCGCTACGACTACGCCGTATGTCGACCTTGGCAGCCTGACGCTCATGCTCTCAGGAGACGGCAACGGCGGCTCTATGCAGTTCGATGTGATCGAGACCAAGACTCCAGTCGCAGGACCGTGGTGGCGCTCAGGTGCGGTCTACGACAATGCGCGCGTGCAGTTCTTTGACAGCCGCTACCACGCCACTACGCCGCTCTTCCTTGGATACATCACCGGCATTGAGGCTCGAATGCTGGAGAACGGCCTTGGCTCTCGTACGACCGTGACCGTTGAGGATGCAGACGGCTGGCTCGGTAAGACCATCATCCGCAACGGCACGACAGGCATCCGCGCCACCTCATTCGTAGACTCCTTCACGCTCGGCAGTTCAACCAGCACCGACCGCGACATCATCAATGGGCTTCTGGCTCGCGTGCATACGCTGGTCAACGACGCCACCACGCGCGAGATCCTGAACACTGCCGTGATCAGCGGCTCTACGAGAGCCATCTACACAGGCTCCGCACAGACCATCGGCAAGCAGACCTTCAAGGCGACCACGCTCCAGAGCGCGCTCGATCAAGTCGCAGAGGCTTCAGGAGGTATTGCGGATGTGCAGTATCGCTATTGGATTGATGGCGATGGGCGACTCAACTACGGCCCTAAGACCGCAGCTCCAACCTACGCCACGGCTCCGGCAGAGATCGTCACCGACCCTGCAAGCGTGCAGACAGGTAGCGCCTCCACCGTGACGCGCCTGCTGGCACGCGATCTCTCTGTCAATCTTGACCACGGCGACATCGTGAAGGGCATCTTTGTGCAGGCTGACTCAGCGTATGCACGCTATGACAACAACCAAACCTGGCCGACCGCGCCGACCAACGACCCATACTTCCGCACCTACACAGGCACCTACAGCCGAGACGGCGCTGGGCTTGCAAGCCGCAGCGGACCACTGCCGCACGAAGTGTTCAGCGCACCAAAGATCGTCGCCAAGGCAGATCGCGGTGTAGCCATCGGATCACTCGCACGAGCGACGATGGTGACGCGCGGCAAGCCGGTACGCAGCGTCTCGTTCACGATTGCAGGTGGCAACCTCAGCCAGACCTCTGCACCAGATTGGGAGTACGGCTACAGCCAAGGCTACGCGCTCACCGCAGCTGCAACCTACACGCTCGTCAAGGCGTGGCTACCAGGGCAGTATGTGAAGCTGACCGCGCCAGCGCTCGATCTCTCGTCGGCTATCCTGTACATCCCCACCATCACGATGACCTTCGCAGAGGGTGGCGGCACCTATCAGGTGCAGTACCAGATCCAGGCGGACTTCCGCAGGCAGTATCTCAAGGGGCTGCGCGGCCTCATTGCAGGAGAGTAGAGATGGGTAAGTACGGCACAAACCTAGAAGGCTTCGGAGCGTTTGAGGGCGGCGTCAACGCAGACAAGGGCGCACCGCTGATCAGCACATCTAGCGATGGTGCGACCGCACTGCTCTTTGGTCCTGCTGCGCTCCGCGAGATTCAGGCAGGCGTAGCGAACGGCGACTTCGCCATTCCGCCGGACGCAGCTGGAGACACGATCACGGAAGAGAACCCACTGCCCTACTGGACCTTTACGGATACTGATTCAGCTGGAGCGATCACTTGCGCCATCGTCGCTGATTCAACTACCGGATCAGGAAATAAGTTGCGATGGACTGTTGCTGCCGGTACGACCACAGGAAAGACCGCAACGCTATCTCGCTATGTAGCAATTCCTGCAACG